AGATGCCAAGCGGGTCCGAGACACCGAACGAATAACGCTCGCGAGCCTTGTAACGGACGTTGCCCGTATCGAAGTCGCCATCCATGCTCGTCGTCATCGGCGTACGGACGAAGTGCTTCATGCCATTCGGTACGTCGGTGATGATGAAGAAGGCGTTGGTGTCGGTCAGATAATGGTTGACCGCATAGCCTTCCGGGATAGCGCCCATGTTACGGATCGCGTTGATATCGTTATCGGCAGTCGCCGTACGGAGAGTGGTCTCCATGAGGCGCTCGGCAACGAACATCAACTGCGACGGCACCACGAGACGACGGGGACGAGCCGCAATGAGGAGGCCACGCTCGTCAACGAAGTTCGCAATCGAAATGATCGCGTCTTCAAGCGAGGTCTCATTGAGGTCGGCACCGACAGTCGGGCGGTTGGCATTCGTGCCACCAGAGACGAGCGGGTGAGCCGTGCTGAACAGGGTCACACCGTCGCCAGACTGGAAGGTCGTAAAGCCATTGTTCAAGAGGGCCGCTGCCTTCACCTGCTTGGTGTTGGCCATACCACGGGCGAGAGCCTTGGTGTAACGAGCCGAAAGTTGGTCATAGAGGTTGTCCTCCATGGCTTCTTCCGTGATCGAAAAGCCCATGGCAATCGTCTCGTGGTTGTAACGAGCGGTGAAAGCCTCCTGAGCGTTGTCGTAAGCAATGGCAGCGCCTTCGGCCTTAACCGGGGCAGTACCAAAACCGGACAACTTGACTTCCTCTTCGAATGCCTTCTCCGAGGTCTCAGTTTCATAGATGAGCGTATGCTCATCCTCATACTTGGCATACTCCAAACCGAAGAGCGCGTTAAGCCCCGGCAGGAGTTCCTTCAACATTTGTGCGCGTGAAATAGCCATTTTTTAAATCTCCTTAAACCGTGGCCTTACTGACCCGACGTACTGCTGTAGTACGCATGGACGAGGAGATTGGCCTTGACCAGAACCTCCGGGTACACCGTAAACACAATCGTCGAGGAAGCAGGAATCGCCGTGACACCACCGGGAACCGCAACTGCAGCATTCAACTCTACAGTCGTGTCACCAGCCGCAGCCGCCGTATCAACGAACGAGCCAGTCTCAATCAACTGACCATTCGAAGCGTAGTAGGCAACGCTGGTTCCCACAGGAATCGCCGCCGGAAGACCAGAACCCGTCAGGGTGATGCTGGCACCAGTGGAGGAACCCGTCGCGGTGTAACTGAACGCCGTGTCTTCCACCACGCCCACGCAACGGACCGGGAGGACCGTGCTGACCGGGGTAGCAGTCGGGGCCAGAACCGCATTCTTTGAATTGCCCGTGTTCACGTTGCCCGTGTTGTTCACCATCGACAGGTTTGCACCGATCATGGCAACAGCGCCCGAGGCCATCGTGGTTCCCGACGAGCAGACCGCCGCCTTGAAGACGGTATCCGGATCATCGACAACGTAGGCAATCGCGTCACCAGCCAGCGTTGAGGCAGGCCAGTACTGCGAGAACTGCTTCTGCTTCGTCACGGGGTCCGTGTACGAGCAGCCCAAGAACACACCATCAAACTGCGCCGAGTCCGTGCCAGTAGTCACGGAAGCACGAGTCACAGAACCACGCAGCACCTTCACGAAATCGCCGTAGAAGATGTTCGTGGCATAGCCGTATTGAATCGGCAGGGCACGGGTCGAACCCGCGAACACCTGCCCACCGATCAAGTTGATCGGCTTCAGCCCGTAGGGGGCTGAGACGTTCGTTCCAGAAGCCATTTGAATTACCTCACAAAAAGTTTAAACAGATTGATTGTAGATCAACCACGTCCAAAGGTTGTGCGCGTTGAACGCTCCGGGTTAAGGAGCGGCATGCGCGGGTCATTTTCTCGCAGATAACTGCGATCAACGCCTTCGATCTGTCTGTCCGAAACTTCTTGGTAGTACTTCTGTCTGGCCTTCATCTTCTCTTCAGGTGCCTTGCAAAGCAGCAAGCCACCGACTTCGACGTTTCCTTTGAACTGAGAATTGATGTCGGAGAGGATCTTCAACTCAGGATGATCTTCTGCCTTTACAGGTTCCCAGCCCTCGCGGAATTGGCGAGAGACGTTGGTGTTGTCTGCGAGTCCACGCGAAGAGGTTCGAATCCAGCGAAATACCCAGCCATCTTTCGGCTCAGGGACCGGAAGCGATGATTGCGGCAACCAAGTATCGTTAGGACGAGCCTCGGCCTGCCGGTCTACACGAATATTGCGCTCATTAGCCATTTGAACTCTCCTTAATGAGTTGTTTGGCGTACTGCTCGGGGGTTAGGCCAAGTCTCTTAGCGAGAGAAACTTGTGTGGCAGACAGTTGGATTTTGCGCGGTTTCGCACCATTGCTTCGGTTGGAAGGGGCTACTACCGTGGAGGGGGGCTTTTGGTAAGGGGTAGATGTGACCTGCACATCGTCCGAACCAAAGTAGTCTGGGAAGTGCGAACGCATGGTAGCGTCGATTTCTTGGAAGTACTCCTCCGTCTCAGGCTGTACGCCCTTGAATCGGACCAGTTCTTCATGAGTGGCATAGGCCAGAGCGGTCATCTTCAGGTGCTTCGGGTCTCCGAACCACGGATTCCGCTGTGTCCATGCAACGGTCTTCTCAGTCACTCTGGGTGCTTGAGGTGCCTGATAAACCGGCTGTTGAACCGCCATTTCTTGCGGTTGGGGTTTGGGTCGAGACTGAAGGGTACGCTCGTACTTTTCAGCCTCCCGAAACTCCGTCTGTGCGTTCAACAGACTTTCTTGAGCGGCTATGATCTTTTCAGCATCGCCTTGCTCGTAGGCTTCCTTGTATCGGAATTTGGCTTGCTCAAGGGCGATACTCGCCTTGGATTTAATCTGCTGAACAAGGGCACTCTCACCGCGCTGGATGAGGTTCTCGTACTGCTGATTCTTTTGTGCAAGTTGCTGTGCGAACTGGATCGCTTCCTCACGCATACGCTCCGCAGCCTCACGCTGGCGGCGCTCCTCGTGTTGTTCGTACTTCAACTTGTTGATGCGGTCGCGGACCTTCTTGCCGTAAGACGACAATTCCTCATCGGTTTCCTCTGAGGCCTCGGCTGCACGAACCGGCTTTTTCGGAGCGTCATCGACAATCTCCAGTTCCACCTCATCGGCGGGAACCGGCTTTTCTTCCTGCTCAGGCGCACCCACCTGATAGGAAACTCCGAAGAACTTATCTTCCTTTGATGTCTGTAACTCGCTCATACCTTTGCCACGCCCCTTGGATCTTCGACTACGGCTTCTACGCTATCGTCGTTGATTAAACGAAACTCTTTGCCATGAACCTTAAAGCGCGTACCGGAGTAGGATCTCATCATGATCCAATCTCCCTTTTTACAGTACGGTCCTGTGGGGAATCGCTCTTGGGATTGGTATGCATCAGGCCCCATCTCTAGGACGAACCCGACGATGCTTCCGATTTCTTCGGCTTGAAGAGTCTGGGAAGCCTTGATAATCCCGCCTTCGGTCTTCTCCTCAGGGTCAGGAAGTGCAATGAGCAGTTTGTAACCAGTGGGTTTCGGTAACTGACTCGCTAGTTTTTCAGACATATTTCCTCGCACCGGGATTTAAACGTGCCCGGAGTCACGCGCACCGCAAAACGCGGAGATGTTTAATCGTCATCAATTTGCTTTGTTAAGTCAAGCAATTCTCTCTCTGCCAATGCTAGACCGTGTATCACGCCACAACACCTCTTGTAGTCGGCGTAATCAGTACACGCGCCTCCGGCGATGTGATCGGCCATTTCGTTCATCTGGCTACGGATCTGTTTCCGCAGGAAATCAGCGAGATTGTGGCGGCTTTCGGTCTGCATTCAGAAGTTCCCGTGCAATCTGTACGCCCAACTTGGCCCCTTCGACCTGATCCCGCGAGGCAATTTCCTTGCTCTGGAGTTCGGCTTGGGTGTTGGTGCTGGCAATCTGGACCCCGAGACGCGCACCTTCGATGCGCTCTTGGGCCTTGAGTCTTTCCTGCTCGGACTGCATACGCATCTGAGCCTTCTGCATATCGGCCTGAATCTTGGCCATCTCGGCCTCGGCCTTCTGCTGAATCTCTTGTGCGCGAAGTTGCAGTTTCTGCATCTCCATTTGAAGAACCGGATCTTGGGCTTCCTGCATTTGCTTTTGCATCTGGGCCTCGGCCTGATCGCGCTGGAGCAACTGGGCTGCAGCCGGTGCGACCAACTGAGAAATGCGGTACTCCACATCTTCCGGCAGCGGTTCCCCCGGAGGAGGCAGTTTGACCCCGAGTTCTTTTTCGATCTCCATACGGTATTTAAACGCCAGATGCTCGGCCATGTGGGCTGCAATCGCACCCTGCATGGCTTGAGCATTCGGAGACTGACCGATCATTTCCTGCAGTTTCGGATCTTGCAGGAACGACATGTGCGTCTGGATGTGAGCCTCATGGTCCTGATAGATAAACGCCTTGATCGGCTGATTGTTCAACACCTTCATGTTCTCGGTGACCGGGTCGGTCGGCGGAACTTCTTCCGGTGTCTGAACAATCTGCGCCGCATCGGCAATTCCCAGAGTGTCCAGCATCTGACGATGCAGAAGCGGCATGTTGTACATCTGAGGTGCCGTGCCTGCTAATTGCAGCGCGGCTTGGTACTTCATGATTCTTTGGGCCATCGTACCGGCATTCGGGTCCGACACCGGAACGATATCGATCCGATCATCAAAGTCCTGCGCGGTCAGTTCTTTACCCGGAATGTCGTAGGGATATTCCTGAGGACCGTAGTCTTTGACGAGGTTGGCGATGATCTTGAGTTCTTTCTTCATCGATGCGTGTAAACGCGCTTGAACCGCGCTTTGCACCTTCATCGATCTTTCCAACAAGGCGAGGGTGGTTCCCACCGGAGCCTCGTTGTTCATATCCGCCACCTTCATGTCGGACTGGGAAGCGAACCTGCGTCCCTCTTCGACGATGTTCCCGAGCAATTGATAGAGAACCGTCGAAGGTTCTTTGTACGGGAGGAAGGTGATGTTTTCGCGTAGGGTTCCAGACGGAATGTCCACATCACGGAACTCACCCGGCATGATGGGTGTATCGTCGCCTTTGATCCGGAGTCCGCGAGTTTTCAATCCGCCCGGAAGGTTAGACAAGGTTCCCGCATCGACCAATTGGCGGAGGATGGAGGTGGCAGATTTTGCCAAGCCACCAACGATGTGGACCAAACCAAAACCATAGAAGCCGAGTCCCGGCAGATAAACGTAATGAACGAAATGCTGGCGGCGCTTCTTGAGCGGATCGCCTTCGTACCAGTTACGTCGAATAGAGAGGATCGTGCGGGAACCCTTATCAATGGTGATGACGTAGGGCAAGGCAATCCCTGAGGGTTCCCCGTCAATCGTGTCTTCAAATCCCGGCAGATCGTAATCGATCATCATCTCAAGGAGCGTGTAGCGACCATCTAGATCAATGGCCGCATCTCCGTTCATCTTGTCGTACTTCTTCTGGATATCGCTGATATCCGGAGTCGGTTCCGGTAACTCCACATCCACATAGAAACCCGAGACCTGAAGTTTGCGGACTTCATTCGGGGTCTTCTTCATGACATGC